TACCCGTAGCGTTTCTATTTCACACCTTAACTGCTACACCCACCGGAAATGATTGGTCAATAGCTAATTTTCAAGCGTTGATTAATCTTGCAATTGCTATGGGGTTTGATTTTCAAACAATTGACGAATTTTACGAAGGATTAACAAATCCTAGATATAGATCAATTCCTGTAAATAGGACATTATCTTAAACTTCGTTAATGACACATCAAGCGAAGGTCAATCAGATTAGTAGCAAATTCTTAATAAAAGGTGATGATGGCAATGGCAGATGCTAAAGTAAAAAAAGAAGTAAAAGCAGAAGCCGTTGTTAAAACTCCTAAAATGACTCCTGCCCAAATGGCTGCTTATTTTGAAGAAATCAAAGCAGAACAAGCAAGACGTGATGATGTCTTTTGGTTAAAATATTATGTCAAGATTGTAAACAAGGATGGGGATACAGTCGCCTTTATTCTTAATCCCATCCAAGAGGATATTGAGGAAAAGATAAGTGAATTAGAGGATGCAGGAATTCCAGCTCGAATAATTATTTTGAAGTCTCGCCAAGTGGGTGGATCAACATATATTCAAGGTAAATTTATTTGCAGGATCATTAAGAATAAAAATAGGATAGCCCTTGTAGTTGCCCATCGTGACGATAGTACAAATGCTATTTTTGAAAAAGCAAAGTTCATGAACAATAATCTTCCTGATCGTATCAAGCCTCTCCAACAGGCATCTAACGCCAGAGAACTTATTTTCGATAGACCACCTCATTACAAGGGCAAAGCGGAGGGACTTAATAGCAGAATTAAGGTTCAGACTGCTGGTAGCGATGGCATTGGGCGTTCCGATACTCATTATTACGTCCACCTATCTGAGTTTGCTTTTTATAGTGGAAATCCAAAGAAAAGTTTAACTGGTATCCTAAAGTCAGTTCCCAAAAAAGTAGGAACTATCGTTGTGATAGAGTCAACAGCTAATGGAATGAATGATTTTAAGGACTTGTGGGACAAAGCTGAGGAAGGAAAAGGCCAGTGGGTACCAATGTTCTTCGCATGGTTTGATAGCCCTGAATATCAAGCTCCCGTTACCGATACCGAAAGAAAAGAAATCATACAAAACATGGATGAATCCAAGGATCACAATAAGGATTGCGACTGCCTGCAATGTTATCTAAGAAATATCTACGAACTATACAATTTGACGATTGAGCAAATAGCTTGGTATATGTGGTCACTTGAGAATGATTGCAATGGTGATAGAAACATAATGAAGCAAGAATGCCCTACTTTCCCTGCCGAGGCATTTCTAGCAACAGGCCGCCCGGTGTTTAATAACGAAAAGGCACTAATGAGGATAGAGCAACTTAAAAAGCAGTACAAAGAGAAACCTCCAAAACGGGGTTCTTTTTTATTCGAGTGGAACGATCCTGAAACTAAAGACAAAATCAAAGATAGCTCGATTAAATTCGTTAATGGGTTTGGAGATTTCATTACTATCTATGAAGAACCAAGGGCAGGTCATCCTTATGTTATTGGTGGGGATACAAAGGGGGAAGGTTCAGACTTCTTTGCTAGTACCGTTATCGATAACTCCAATGGTAAGCGTGTTGCAACTCTTCATAGTGATATGGGTCCTGACACATACGCTCACTTAATGTATTGCTTGGGAAGATATTATAATAATGCTCTTATCTCGATTGAGATTAACTTCGATATTTTTCCTGTCATTGAACTGGCTAGGCTTAAATATCCAAAACAGTACAGGCGAGAAATCTTGGATGATGTTAGTACCAAGAAACAGTATAAAAATGGTTGGAAAACTGACGGTAACACCAGACCTTATATAATTTCCCTAGAAGTATCATTAATTCGAGATAACTCAGACCTATTTACCCATATCGACATGCTCAGGGAGTGCGTAACTTTCGTTAAGGACAAAAACGGCAGACCAGATGCAGAATCAGGCAAACATGATGATATTCTAATGAGCGACATGATCGCTAACGCCTCCCGGCCCCAACAACGCTTCACAGTCGAACGCAACGCACAATTCGAACTTCCAGCCAACATGAGCGAAGAAGAAAAAGCGCGGGTAAAAGACAACATCGAATTTGAATCAAAGTATATCGAGATGGCTAAGTATCGGAGGAAGAAGTAGATGCAAGAGTTTAGATGTTCAAAATGCAATAAGCTACTAGGAAAAGTAGACGGAAAAGCTGAGATTAAATGTCCAAGATGTGGAGAAATGAACAGCAAGTTTACCTGATATTATGGTATAATAAGTAAAAGAACGCCGGAGGAGAGTGTCAAATGATGAAATGCGTAAAACAATGCCCTCAATTCTTTGAATCAGACAGAAAAGCATGGTGTACGGTAACGAACAATTACACATGGGATGGCAATGAATGTGATATGCCTACAGAAATAGAAAAAGTAAAAAAGGATTTATCTTTGAAGGAAAACATTCTAGATAAGGTAAGTAAATTTCAATAAGAAACCCAAGGAGGTTCAAAGATGAAGAAGTATTATTTTATTACCTTCATGTATGGGGCAAGTGAGAAAACTTTAGAAAATAAAGTGATCGACGAACACCCTTTGGAATGGGAAAAATACGCCAATAAGTCATACCCAGGGCAATATAAATTAAAGGATTGGAAAGAAATATCAAAAGAAGAGTATTTTAAGAATAAAGAATAACCCTAGAGGCTCTTGAAGCCCATCCTTCTTAACTGAGGGGTGGGCTTATTTTTTTATGTCTGAAAGTAGGTGAGACAAATGTCGCTAATAACTAAAGTCAAAAAGGGGTTGGGTAAACTTATGGGCAAAAAAGAACTTGTCATAGATGCAGAAAAAGAGGAAGCAGATTACGAACTCCTTGAACAATGGAAACCTGTATTTGAAGCAGACAAACGAGCAAAAGCACCCTGGGACAAGAGGTTCGATCAGTGGGAAGAGATTTACGATGCTGGTCGCGACTTTAAGAACATGGAAGATGAGAGCAATAATGCTAATAAAAAAGCTCGCACAGTAATCAATTTCCCGCGAATGATTGTGGAGAGCCTTATTGACCTCCAAGTTCCAGACCCCGACTTCAAAGCCGTTTCTGGAGACGATGAGGACATTATCGAAGCACTCAAGCACTACGTCATGTATGTTGTTCGTTCAGCTCGGCCATCCCTTGAAGAAATGAATCTCCATAATGAGCGCAGAGTTATGAAGCTAGGCGGAGCATTTACGAAGGTCCATTGGAACAACAACGCTAAAAAAGCGGGTTATGTGGGAGAAATCGAACTCTCCGCACCACACCCCAAAGACATTATCCCTAATCATGGCGCAACCTCCATAGATGACATGGAGCATTATCACCATCCAAACAATAGAACGTCCAACTACATCACTCGCAAATGGAAGAACATTACGAAGGATATGCTTGAGCAAAAAGGCCAGTTATTCCGAGAATATGATGAGATGGCAGGCTCACAGAGAATATCTGTAGGAGATTCACAATCCGGCGACCAAGAGATGGGCCTGGAAAAATACACCATCATTGAAACATCTTACTTGGACGAAGATGGCGATATTTGCAAGTTCTGGTGGTCAGGTGATTTGGTTCTCCTGCACACTCCTAAGTTCTACTATAGGCGTGAAGATGATAAGTCCATCATGAAGAGTCAGAAGTACAAGGGCAAAGACGCTGACTACTACATTCCCAAGTCATGGGATCTCGTATATCAGCCATTTATCCCTCGAGACAAGTGCTTTTGGGGAATCTCCATCATGGAAGATGTTCACGACATCAATGAGGCTATCAAAAAAGCCGTCTTCATGCACGAAGAACAGCATCTAAAGGGAACAAAGAAGATCCTGTGTGATAGCCAAGAAGTGAAGATTGCCCTTGAATCAGCTATTTCAAGTATCATCTACGTAAAGGACCCTGTTCAAACCGTTAGAGAAATTGACATGAACGGAAATGTTGATGGCGTAGCATGGATTGAAAAGCTCAAAGAATGGATGCAACTACTAACGGGAGCGACGAACTCGGCACTAGGTGTCCGTGATGCCGGCGTAACGTCCGGTAAACAAGCTCAGGTATATGTTGAGCAAGCGAACTTCAAAGTAGCCCTTAAATCAGCGTACAAGGCTTCTGCATACAAGCGTGTCTACAGAGTGATTGCAGACTTCGCAATGGCCTTTGTGGATGAGGAACGTCCGTTCAGGATTAAGGGAACCCCGCCACCTGTTGCACCTGACCCTAACGCAGATCCTACAGCTGAGCAGCCACCACAGCCTAAAGCAATGTATGGCAAGTTCGACCGCCTGAATATGCTCAAGGATAAATCAGGTAATTACGTTTATCCTGACTTCGATATTGAGATAAATGCCGAGAGTGGATTCATGAAGTCGAAGTCGGAAGTGTTCAATACTCTATCGAATTTAGCAGGACAAGGACGATTCGAACCAAACCCCGGTAATCTAACGTTCTTGAAGTTGCTGAATAAACTTGGTGTGCCTGACCTGCAGATGGTTATTGACGAGATGGCGGCGAATATTAAACAGGTTCAAGCAATTCCTCCAAAGGAAAACACAGCAGCAAAGGCACCGAGCGAGTCAATCTCGTTTAAGGATATGCCGGGTGCTGGTAAAATCCAGATGGCAGCTAAAGCAGGAATCGAGATAACAGCAGAGGATATTCTTAACTTAGAGAGTCAATTAGCTAAGGTTAAAACTCCACAGGGGAGTAATACGAAGGAAGTGCCTGCCACAAGCCCACAGATGCCACAGGAAGCACCGAATGCACAAACGCAGACAAACATACCACCTGAGATTGCGAAAGCCTTAGAAGCCTATCCTGAGCCTATACAGAAGTTATTGCTACAGATGGACCCTGAGAAGATGATGGTTCTGTTACAGCATCCCGATGAGCTGGTTAAGGCGTTACAGGGGTTAATGGGCGGTGGGCAAGGTGGCTAAAATAATACACTTTCCGCAATCTCAAGCGAATGGACCAAATGAATTTCTAATTGAAACGTTAGGCATTGCTAAGGAAAGAGAAGTGGAGTCAATTGTTGTTTCCTTCAAGCTAAAAGATGGCGAGGTCATGACGGGCTATTTCAATGCTGATTTTGGCACAAGGCAAGAGATATGCGGTCATATTCAATGTGATATCGTAGATCAAATGATTTTAGCGAATTTAGAAAGGTATGGTGGATAAAATGGCAAAGAAAGCAACTAAACCAGCAATGAAAGAGGTCAATAAGAAGCCAGAGATGGGCAAGATGCCGAATAAGATGGAGATGCAGATGATGGGGAAGATGGCCGGGGCTAAGAAGGGCGCGGGGAAGAAAGGCAAGGGCTGCTAGTAAATCCGAGGACGTTTCAAACGACCACGGAATATGAAAGGAGTTGATGCCATTGCACTAATTTATATTGCTAACTGATGAGTCACTAAATAGTGGCTTTTATTTTATGCCTATTTTTACGGAAGGGAGGTGGATCAAGATGGGTCAAAATTTACAAAAGCCAATGCCAGTGAAGGCCTCGTTCCAGTTTGGGACTTCAGGAGAACGAAGTCAGCCAGCTACGCGTATCCAAAAAGGGCAGGGCGATCTCCGCGCCAAGAAGTCTAACAACAACGGAAAATAAGACCACAACAACTCAACAGGGGCGGCAATACCAGCCGTCCTTTTCCTATGCCTAGTAGTGGCGGTAACGCTCACCAAACGAGTGATAACGGCGGCGGCTGACAATACGCAGGAGGCAACACAATGAAGTTATTTAACATGAACTTACGTCCTTTTATGGATGAATTAGACGGCGGTGGCGGTGGAGGGGAACCCGCACCCTCAAGTACAGAACCAGTAAATGATGAACCGGCAGGAGAACCAAACAGTGGCGTAGCTGACCCCGAACCGGGCACTGACCCCGCCAGTCAGAAAAAGGTACAAACTCCTGAAGAAAATCATGTCTTTGCTGAAATGAGGCGCAAAGCTGATGCGGCAGAAAAACGAGCATCTGATCTTGAGGTACAGCGCAAACGAGATCAAGAAGTTGCTCGAAAGTACGGCAAGGACTACAACGTCTATTCTGACGCCGATGTTGAAGCGCAGTGGGGCAAGAGTCATGGTATCAAAACGGTAGCAGAGTTTGAAGCGGCTTTGCAAAAGGAAGCGCAGGACCAGGTTTATAAGGACAAGGGTATTGACCCCGATGCAGTCAAGGAGATAATCAATAGTTCTCCTGAGATGCAAGCACTTAGGGCGCAACAAGGCAGGGATGCCCTTGCATTTGAAATTAGTGAACTGTCTGCTGAATATCCAGATTTGAAGGTTAAGGCACTAGAGGATATGCAAAAATGGCCCAACTTCGATGCAATTAAGGCAAAGGCATTGAAGGGAATGACGGTTCTAGAAGCATACGAGGCCGTTAACCGCGCTGAGATCCGGAAACAAGCTAAGGAGCAAGGGGCGCAAGAGACCATTCGGAACATAGGGAGTAAGGCTCATTTGGGGACTGAGAAGAGTGGGAATACGCAACAGGGTAAAGAGGTTGAAGTGAGCGCAGAGAAGATGCGCGTATGGAGGGCTATGGGGTACACGGAAGCAGAAGCCCGTAAGAAGGAAGCTAAGTATTTAAAGAAATAAGGAGAGTGTGAACCATGGCGTTAAAAATTATCGGTAGTATCTTGGGTAACTACCACGGTAAATTCATTGAGGATATGTATATGACGAATTCAGAGGCGGCGGTTGTCGGGCAGGGGTATTATCTCTCTTCGGGACGCTGGACAAAATCGGCAACCACGGCCGCAGTCGAGGCTGTTTGCGTTAAGGCTGCTACTGCTGGGACTGATGTAGTGGCTGTGATGGAAGTCGTTAAGCCAGGGGATATCATTTCTGCCGATTATACAGGGACTCCGGATGCAGCGTTCTTACCAGGCCTTAAATTGGCCGTATTGGACGCGAATGGTGCCAATGTGGCGAGTGCCACGGTGACCGGTGGATGTTTACGGATCTTGAAGTTAGATACTGTTAATTTGAAGGTTCAAGTGATTGCCAGCAAGAACATTTGCCAGGCTTAATTTTGAGAAAGATAGAGGTGTAGGATAATGGGTGTAATGATTCAAGATTCAGGTAATTTTCAAAAAATGGTTGGGCTTTATGAAAACCCACTGCTCTCTTATTGGCAGGATAAATACCTTGATGCAATCAAGGACTCGATGATTCCGATATTGTTTGATGAGGTTCAGTCGGATAACGCTACAGAGGCTATTAGCGAACTTGTTGGTGCCCCTGAGTTTACTCAATGGGGTGGAGAATTCACCTATGGTACTCAAAAGGAAGGAAACACACGCGTTTTTACCCCAATCATTTGGCAAAGTGGCATGGCATATGACCGTTTTCTTTTGTCAAACGCCAAGTTGGTTAACTTGAAAACTGACCAAGGAAAATTCGCCTTGGCAGCTGCCCGTTTAAGGGAGAATGCTTGTGCTGGGATATTCACATATGCAGACCAAGCAAACTATTCTATTAACGGTGTAAATTTAAACTGGTCAAATGTGGCCAATGGGCTTCCAATTGCGTCTAACGCTCACACTTCCGCCAATTATGGAACAACTCAAGACAACCTCGAAGCGTTGGAACTCAACGAGGCTAATCTCGAATTGTTATGTCAGAAAATGTTTGATACAAAGGAAGAGAACGGAAAGGACGCCAACCTGCAACCCGATACATTGATTGTTCCGACTGCACTAAGGCAGAAGGCTATTGAAATTATCGGTGGCATGGGTAAAGTTGATACTGCCGACAATAACCCAAACATCTTCAATGGTTCGATGAAATTAATCGTGTGGAAAAATTATCGCAAACAGGCCGGAAAAACTGGACAACCTTGGTGTGTTCTCGATTCTGCCCAAGCAAAAGAAAGTCTAAAATTAATCAACAGATTAGAATCGGGAGATTCATATGAGGTAAACAGTTGGAAGGATATGGAAACTCAAATATGGAAGATCGGTTCCCTTATGTGGTTTAGTGCAGGAGCATTTTCACAGCATCCATTTCAATTTTCCATCCCAGCGTGAATATAAACGGTTAGCTTGACATAGTGAATCCGAAGT